TGTATCAAAATCTTCGGAAGTAAAGTTAAGAATGGAAATAACTCCGCTTGTGTAAGTAACATTTCCACCAGCGTTATAAACTGCACAACCAACAAAAGACGGGCTGGATGGTGAAGCCCACTTTAATCCTGTTGCTGCAGTAGAATCTGCCGTAAGAATTTGACCGTTGGTACCTACTGCAAGGCGAGCAGGTGTATCAGCTGCCGTTGCAGCGATTAAGTCGCCTTTAGCATCAACGATTGCGTTTTGAATTGCATTAGCATCATCAGATGTTACCCAAGTAAAGTCCATGTTGGCATTTGATGCCTTGGATAAAACTTGACCAGTTGTACCGCCTAGGAGATCGCCCATCGATGTATCGATTGCGTTGCCAAGTGTACGAATAGCGGCTGCGCCATCTTTTACGAGGTCTGTATCGTCCGGCTCTTCCCAGCCAAACAAGGGACTTGTTGCCATTTATTCTCCTTTTATCAGGCTACTATTGTAGCGTCAATCCATTCGAGGCTTGCGTTAATTGTGTTCCAGGTTTCAGCTGCATTTACTCGATCCCAACGGGTTGTCTGAATTGAGTAAGACGTAGGGCTGAGGTTCAGCGTAATCTGTAAACCGTTGTATGAGGCTTGAAAAGTCCATCCCTCGACAAAGCCCTGGAACGTGCCGTTGAGCATATTGCCAGGTAGGTTTGAGATATCAACTGGCAAGCCCATAAACACGTTAAGCAACGCGTCGCGGTCTGCATCATCGATCTCAGGGTTGCCCAATGGAAAACTGATTGACTTAAACTGAGCCTCTGGAAAGGCTCGGATGCCAAGATAGAAGTCTGCTTGCTCCTGAGCGTCTAGGGCGTTTTCTAGGCTAGTAGCGATGTTCTGCGCTTGCTTGCCGTAGATCGCAATAGATTGCACATCTGAGGCGGTTGCAGTTGCGTTTGCTTTATAAGTGATAGTTACATCGTTGCGGATGTCACCAATGCGCTTACTTGTGCGCATACCTGGTGCATAGGCATGGTTGCCGTCTAAAGTCGTGTATCCGTTAGCCCCAAGGTAATCGGCTCTGTGAGAACTATCAGCATATGAGATGCGCCCGTATGCGTCCTCGTAGATGTAGCCCAGCCCAGAGTTAGCAAGCGCTGAAACAAGGCTGTAAGCATCGGTTAATTCTGATGATCGGGAAGTAAGTTCATAATCGCCTGGCGTGTCAATAGTGCCTAGTCCTACGTTCTCAGCATTTGCCCAGGTTGTTGTTGGATTGTATGCAGCCCAAGTTTCAGCCGGCGGGACTTCGTTCCAGTTATTAACCAATAAGTCAGTAAGAATTGATAAGATCTGGTTGCCGTCAAAATCCTTGCTTAAAACACCCGTTGTGAGGGCTTTAGGCAGCTTTGACAAGGCACCCAAGGCAACTAGTCGGATGACCTCTGAAACGGTCTGAGAACCGCCTTTGGTGACCGTTACGTCGATGTCTGAGACGAACCCACCAAACAAAGGCACGTAATCGCCTGATGAGTCTTTAACCTCGATTGTGATCTGGTTATTGACATCGACCTCGATCGGTGTCTCATCCAGGTTAATGATCTCGACGTTGCAATAGCCAGCATAAGGTTGGGAGTAGATATCTTGGCGACCGCTTGTTATGGTCATGTTGCTAAGAACTAGGTTTGTGTATTCACCAAAACCATTAATGGTCACTCGCCAGTCAGGTGTCCATTGGCTCATGCTATCTGGAACCCTCCGACTCCACCCGTACCGCGAGCAGCTGATTCATTGATGATTTCGACGATCTGGCGGGCAACACCTTCCTTGTCCAAGGCTCCGGTTACGTTGATGTTGTAAACAGGTGCCATAGATGCAGACTCAGCTGCTCGGAAAGATCCAGCGTTAAATGAGCCGATTGCAGTAGATGCAGCCGCTGCGGTTGTTGAAACCTTGGCAACTGAACTTGTCGAGGATGTGCCACCAGTTGAACCGCCACCAGTTGAACCTGTGAGGGTTGGGGCTGTGTAGGTTGGTGTTGATACCTTTGGCGCTGAAACTGTTGGGGTTGTAAATGATGGCTTAGAAATTGTTGGGATGTTAGGCAATACCGGAATAGCGTTGTATGCCTTAATTAGCGCATTGATTCCATCAATGGCACCAGATACCAAAGTACGGATGACGTTAATGACACCGCCCACGATGTCCACGACACCAGCTGCGATCTTGGCAACAAAGGAGATTGCCCCGCCTAATGCGACGGTAAATACTGGGACGATGTAGTCCACAATGAAAGAACCCAAAGCCTGAAAAGACTCCTTGTTACGGTCGATGGCTTGCTTAATTGGATCAAAGAGTTTTGCAAACTTCTCAAACCCTGGAACTACCTTGGTAAGAATAATGTCGATAAGTGATTGGATGATCGGAAGCAACTTATAACCGATTGCTTCAACTGATTCATCAAATGCCACTTTGAGACGATCCATGCGTCCCTGAAATGTCTCAGCGTTCTTTGCAGCTGCGCCACCAAACAGATCACTAAGTTTTGCTTGTACCTGGGTAAATGACATCGCCTTTAATTCGGCAGACGATAAGCCAACGCCTAACTTGCCAAGAGCTGCGGTGTTACCGTCGTAAGCCTTACCCAAAGCATTGGCTACGCCTTCGAGTGGCTTGCCTGTCTGAGTTGAGATGTCAAGTGCAAGGCTTAGTAATTCCTGAGCCTTTGAAACATTACCTGTTGAAAGCGCAAGGCGTGAAAGCGCTGGACGAAGTTGATCATCGGCTACACCAGTAGCACGAGCCATTTTGTCGATTGAGTCCTCAGTAGCTGCAATTTGCGCCTTAGTTGCGCCTGTTGCGTTTTCTAATGCTGAGGCTAATTTAACCTGGCTTTGCTCATCGGCTAGTGCAGCCTTAACACCATCAACGCCGATCTTTAATGCATAGGCACCCGCAGCAGCAGCAGCCGCTAAAAATGCAGCGCCTGCAACCTTGCCAAACTTTTCTAACTGGGTTGCGCTGTTTTCAACATCGCCATTAGCAGCCTTTAACTTTTTATTGAGATCATCAACATCAGCAAGGATCGAGAGTTTAAGGGTTCTATTACCTGCCATTAATCCCACTCCTTCAAAATGTTGCTAAATGCTTCCTCCCATTTACGAACCAACTCCGGCTGAATCTGACGCAATGTTGGGTAAATGAAATACCCGCTATTGCCTCTGCCTTTGTTTGGCGTACGCTTTGGGAACTGCTTAAAACGATTAGATCCAAACTCCATACCATAAAGCAGATCAAGAGTTGAACCGCCACCGCTGAACTTCTGTCGGGCAAAGCCGTAACTGAACTCACCAATCTTTGATGTCTTGCTTACTTTAACTCCATCAGCAATACGGCGAGCAGCAGTCCCTGAAACCAAACGAGTCGCTGCCGTTTGCTTAATGCGGTCAGCAGCGAACTCAGCAAGCGCAGAACTTTCCTTTTTAGCAGCTTCAACGGCTTGCTCGTCCATGGCCTTGAAAGCCCTGGTAATACCGCGTAGATCTGATTTGTCATAAGCGATCTTGACTTCATCTGCCATCCGATCGCTCCTTTAAAATATCTATCGCCGTTAATATGTCGTCTGCGTCCTCCCAGTATTGCATCGGTATTCCCGTCTCTATTGCTAGATTGACGAGGATCCGCCTTATGCTTCCTGGTTGGTGGCTTTTGGGCTATCGTCTCCGACTGTTACATCAGCAACGGTCTCTGACCAAACATCGTAAGACTTAACAGGCTTTCCAGCGTTCTCTCGCTTATAAGCGTTATAAGCCAGAAACATAAGATCCCAAATGCCAATCTTGTCATTAGCCTGAGAAATCGTGTTACCAGTTGCCTTCTCCCACTTTGCCCACTCTGGCGGTTGTGCAACATAAGTTGCTTCGTCGCCTGAGTTATATGTAATTGTGATTGGTAGTTTCATCTTTGCTCCCGTTGTTAGATATTAACTAAATGTGTCTGCTGGTGCGCCGACTACTGTAAGAGCCCAAGTATCAGTCTGAGCGCCAGGGGCTGCTCCGCCGATTGTTGGGAATACTGGTAGAACGTTGCAAGTAAATACTGCACCTGTTACAGCAGTTAGTGAAACTGCAAGTGTTGTATTTGGTGAGCCTTCAGCAGCTGCCCACATTGCTTCAAATAGTGATGATGCCGCACCCCAGTCAGCAAGTAACTCAACGTTAAGAGTCCATTGATCGTCTGTGTGCTTGTATGCCTTGCCATCGAGTGTCTGATAGACATCGATTGTTGGGCTGTTTACGAGTGTGACGCTAGTTGTCTGTGCATCATATGCAGCTGATGCGATTGTCAGAGTTAGGTCGCGACCCGTGATAACTGTTGTTGCCATTGGGTTTTCTCCTTATGCCGTCTGCGTATACCAGGTGGATACGCGTATGTCCGCGACTAGCAAGTTACTAGCGCCTACTGTTGTAACTGTTGGTCGATCAACCACTTGGACATCATATCCAGCAGGTATAACCGCCACAACGCTTGTGATGAGTTGTTCTATGTTATCAAGGCTTGCAGGGTTGCTGTTGTAAGCAACTGCGCAAGTAATTGTATAGTTCAATTTGCATCGAAAGGTACTCTTGCCAATTGTCTCAAACTCCATGTATGGAGAATCCGGAACGACAACAACCGCAGGGGCTGGGATTTGCTCTGGAACATAACTAAATATGTTTGCAGATACGCCAGATAATGCGGTAGCAAGAGGAGTACGAACTGCTGAGAGAATTGTGCTTGGCATTATTGTGCCATCGTCTCAACATCAATATATGGCCCTAGGAGGCCCACGACGCGATTAAAAAGTGACCTCCCCATCCTGTATGGACTCGGAGCAAAATCGATACCTTCAATCTGTCCGCCTGGTGCAGTACGAGATTGGAATACTTCTACGGAAACCACAATGATTGCCGATTCGACCGCTGCCACTCCCACATACGTTGCAGCCCCTGTAAGAGTTGCGGATCCGCTAGGTATGACATTTCGCTCAATGACGTCTGCGTTAGTGATGTCTGCTGTAAATGTGTACGCATCTGGATCAGCATTAACTGTTCGTGTGCCGTTAAAGGGAGATCCGCATCCTGCGATAACGACTGATTGTCCTTCGGTAAACTCATGAATACCAACTGTCGTAAAGGTTGCGACATTATCTGTCAGCGAAACCTTGGCTACTGGTGAGGCAAATGTTGTAAGCAAAGGCAAGATAACTGCCTCAGATGTGTCGATGATGTCATCGAGATAAGCGTCAGAGTAAAGAGCAGACGAAACACCAAGCACACTTCTCAACTGTGCAGCTGTGATAATACTTGGCATTTCGTCCTCTCTAAACAACTGCCCCGGAGATCGGGAGCAACCCCCGGGGCATGATTAAGTGATTAGGCTACGTTCAACTTACGGAACGCTGCTGGGTAACGGTTTACTACGCAAACATATGCGTATAGTCCGATTTCAACCTGACCGTTTGCTACGACGTTAGCGCGTAGTTCGATCTTGTTGCTCTCGTGGAAACGCATCGCGTTTGATGGGTAAACCAAAGCGTGCTTTGCGTTTGCATCGTCACCTGTGTAGTTAGCATCCACAACAAGTCCAAGTCCTGCGACTGATCCTGCTGTTGAGCCTTGTGTGATCAAACCATTTGCGTTTGATGGAGCTGCTGCTGCGTATAGTGGACGACCTGAGCCATCAACTGCACCTAGCAAGCCAGCGAAATCGATACCATCCTCGCCACCTGTGTTTGCAACAAGTAGACGGTTTGGTGTTGAACGCATTACGCCGTATGAGTCAGCAATACCCTTAGCGATTGAGCCGTAGATTGTTGCTGCTGATGACTGTGTTGCGTTCTGTGCTGCGATCTGTGCTGCGTAAGCATCTGTCTTGATCGCGTATGACTCAGCGAGTTCACGTAGATACAAATCTAGGAACCCTGGGTCTGAACGGTCTAGAAGTTCGACGTCGATGATTCCAGCGCCAGCGAACTTAACAACTGTGTCCTCCTGGAAGGTTACTGTTGTGTCTGTTGATGAGAACTCTGCGCCCTCTGCTGTTACTGCAACTGTAGCCTTTGTTCCCAATTTAGGAGTGAACACCTTCATACCTGATGCAGGGAGAGCAGCACGCTCGATTGAATCGATGAACGGACGTGAGTTATCAATTACGCCGATAACATCCTTTAGGTAGTTAGGTGGAACCATACCTGTGTTTTCAGCAACTGTTGCAACTTGTAGAGCAGCAACTAGATCGCGAGCATCTGCGTCACCGCGTGATGCCTGAATCTGTGCCATCGCAAACTGACCTGCTGTAACGTCAAGATTGACGCGTGGATTTGTGTAAAAAACAGGGCGTGATGCCGCTGCTGTTACTTCTGACTTTGCAGCTTCAACCGTCTCGGTTGATACTGCCTCTGAAACGGTTTCTGACACTAGGTCATCTCCTTCGGTCTTAGGTTCCTCAATTTGAGGTTCCGGGGTTAATTCGGTTGCAGCAGTACCAGGTGTTTCAGTAGCTGCGACCTTTTCCACTTCGGCTCCTGGGATTGCTCCTTCAGTAACGAGTGAAACTTCAATTAACTTCGATGCGCTGATAGCCATGACGCCATCCTTGTTATCCCATGCATCTACTTTTACGCCAACGCTAAAATCGGAGCGCAATCCTGTTGCTGCTTCCTCTAATGCGTCATTACCAGCGGTTGTCTTTGCGATCTTAAATGATGCAGTAATGCCTGTTTCATCTTGTGACCACTCGATTAACTTGCCGATTGGCTTTGTCATTTCATGCTCTAAAACTAGTTTAGTGTTTTTGCTAAAAGTGATTGAGTTAGGCAAGAAAACGGTTTGACCCGCTGAAGTGTTACCTACTGAATCCCATTGGACAATTCGTCCTGCGATGATGCGTGATTCTGCATCGCTTGCGGTGATTGTGACTGGCATTGTTATTTTCATGATAACAAGTCCTCCTGTTGTCTGATCTCATCAACGCTCATCGCGCCAATTCTGTTTAGGATTTCGTAAACCTGCGCACGCTCCAAAGGATTACCGCGTAGGAAGTCGTCTAACGCGTAGCGCACTTCGTTACCTTGCCCGACAAAATCCGGCATAGATAAGCGTTGCTCAATCGCAGTTAAGATTGGACGAAGTGAGAAATCAACAAGTGAACGACGCTCTGAGATTGCATTTGAGTAAGTCATCGATGTCGTTTCAGCGGATGCAAAGTAAGCAGGTAATCCAGCTGCACGACATAACTCCAAAGCCACGTATTGACGCGCTTCGTTTAGTTGAAGTTTGTTTGGATCAATACCCATTGCCTGAAGTTCAACGTCAGCATTTAGAAATGCGGTTGATCGAGTTGAACGGGCAACGCGCCACGCTTCAAGTAACTTGTTGATGCGCTCGCTCGTAAGATTTGTTCCGTTTGACTTTAATACCATCATTGGAACAGGTTCTTTTGCAAAAGCCTCTGATGCGTTTTCTAATGCAACAGCTGCGCGGATTGTTCGTCCTGCGCGCGATAAGAATCCTTCATCCAAACCATTAAACACAACTAGCGAACGGATGCCCGCGGATGGAACCGCTGTTCCGTCTACTGAGTAACCGATGATCTCGGTATTGTTTGAGTTTGTTGTATATGTGACGCGATCAGGTGAAACGCGTGTCCATTCTTGGATGCGTCCATCTGCATACATTGACATTACTTGTCCATACGCCACGCCGTAGAATAGTAAATCCTCAGCGATGTATGAATAGATAGATGATCCGGGAACGCGTGAATCTGGTTGGTTAATTACGCGGTTGGGTTCAACTCGTACCCCGGAAGATTTAATTCTTTGCTCTAATGGCAACGATGCAACAGTTGAGCAAATGATATTGCGCGCTCTTGCAATAGTTGGAACTGCCATCGCTTGCTGACGGTTTGCAGTTCCCAAAGGATAGAATAAACTCTGAATCGAGTTATTGAAAGGTGCAGGAGTCGCAGCTGCATCGACCGTTAATCCAACGGGTTCAGGAGCCTTCGCGAAAAAATCTCTGAGTGCCATTAGCATAAAATTATAGCATAATCAACCCAACACGATATCCACTTCTGTGTCTGGTCGTGTCGCAAAATGACTGACCATCGCCATTCCCACGGTTGCGCAGATTGTAGCTGCTGAGGCTTTTCTGCCTAGGTACCAACCGCCATCCTTAAACGGTAATTTAACCGCGGATAAGACTTGTTTGTTTAACTCGACCTGGTTGCCATGAACTAGGCGTTGGGAGGTAATTGCCGACAACATTTCATCGCACGCTTGCCCATAAAGCGCGCCATCGATCGGAGTTGTGGGAATACCCGCTGGAATTAACCGAGAGGCAACCGCGCCGGCGGTCTGACGAGAATAGGCAACAGTTTCGACTGAGTACTTACGCGCCCATACTGCGATGCTGTTTGCCAAGTCTTTATCGTCGATGTTTACTGGATTCGTGTAGGTCTCCAGTAATACAACGCAGAACTTGTCCCCATCAAGCCTCTGCGCTGCCACTAACGCGGCTGCCTTTCGATCTGGTGATAGATCAATCGCCATCCAAGTTGGTTGCTCCCGATCCAGAGCGAGCGTACCCTCAGACGCGCACTCTGTCCAACTTGACGGATTGATGGCTGGGTTGATCTGGCTCACCCATTGGCACAAAAGTTCTGTGCGAATAATAGACTCATCATCTGACATTGCAGATTTGAGATTGTCGGCATGGATTGTGTATCCAAGGCTTGGGTTTGCCTGTTGCCAGGCTTTAGGATCATCCAGAGCGCACCCAGGTTCAGCGCTCCACTCAAACCAACCAATCGGATCATCTGCACCGGCTGCAGCTGCTAAACCGCGCTCGCGCATACGGTTCAGGATTACGGAATGTTGGTCTCCAGCATTGGAATACATAATCGCCATTGGATTCTTGCTTGCCATTTGAGTAAAGCGCAAAGATGCCCAAACTTCATCGTCTTTGTATTCGCGAACTTCGTCCAGGTGGATCGTGTCAGGCGCTGCGATACCGCGAGCAGCTGAGTTATTGGCTCTTACCAGGTAACGGGTGCCGTCGTTTAGTTTGATCTCCTGAGAACCCTTGGTTTCGTACTTTTTAACAAACCGAGTCACAAGTTGTTCATTGGCTTGGATGATCTCATCGATTTTCCAAAAGATTTCAGATGAAGTCGTAAGTTTGTGAGCAGTATGGATTTGCAAACGCTCACCCCATAAGAACATTCCAGCCAGGATTCTGAGCTGCATAAAGGTGGATTTACCGTTTTGACGAGCGATGATGACGCCTATTTCGTTATGGTACCAACGCCCATCTGGCTTGACTCGGTGCATCTCAATAGCGAGCAACTTCTGCCAAGGGAGCAGTTTGAAGTACTCACCGGTAACTGGATCCTTGATTTTCTCCACAAAGTCAATCATTTCCTGTCCGCGGGACGGTAAATCGACCGGTTTTGACCTAATACGGGGTTCTGTCGCCCCTAGGTAAGCCGTCTGAGGCTGTTCTAAGCCGTTTTGAGGGTTTTGAGTCATATCTAGTCGTTAGTCTCCTGATAGTGGCTTATTGAGCCGTTTTTGGGGGCAAAAGATCCAAGGGGGGTCATGGGTGTCGAAGCGCTCTCAAAAAAACCACCCCCTTTGCTTAAATTGCATTGTTTGCACAACGCTTGCAAGTTATCCATTGAGTCATCCCCTCCTAACCTTCTCGGTATGATGTGATCGACATGGGTAGCTTCTAGTCCACATCTCTGACAAGTATGCTGATCTCTGGTGAGTACTCTCTGTCGTATCCTACGCCATAGCGCAGTACTACCATCATCTCTTAATGCTGATTGCTTAATGATAGTTATACCTTTGAAAGAACTCCCATGCTTTGCATGGTGAGCCATAACGATTATCGATGTACTTCAATCCCCATTGAATCTGTTGCTCTGGGCTTGCATCCTTTAGATACTCAGATCGTCCCTGAGGTATACCGTAATGACTACCATTGACTGCATCTGGATTCCATGCTGATTCTTTACCGTATAACTTACTTAAACATATCATCTGGTCTTTATCATCTACCAAGATAGCTGCATATTCTTTAATCGAAACATATTGTTTTCCATCAATTGGTGCTACCGCATAAGCGGGTGAGAACAGAGATATCCCAATAGCAACTAGCACCCCGCGACCTACCCGCCTCAGCGGGTCGCGGTGAGCCCTTGATGGGCTCTGCGCCGTTAGCGTACCATCGGAGTCAAGCACATCGGTAAAACCGCAGGTCAGGACGGCGTGTCGTTTCATTGGTGACCCCAACCTGTACCTTTAAAGGTTATGCCAAACGTCCCATAAACACGACGCATAGATTCACCACAACAGATTGGATCTGCCTCCTCATGGATAGATCTCTCTATCTCTAGGCTGATTTGGCATTTGACGCATTTGTATTCATAGATCGGCATACTAAACAATCCTTCCCTTCGAACGTCCAGCCTCCGCAGCCTGAACATCTAATCGGTGTATCTGTCGGTACAACCTGGTATAACAACGGCATAAGGTCTCCCACCTTCATAAATGCAAGATACTGACTTACATCCTCACCCTGCCCATTACATCTCATTATGACCATTGGCAGTTTATTAGCTGCATTGGTTTGAGCCTGTTTGATCCAGGCTAAAGGCTGAAAATCTGAACGCGCTTTAACCTCGATGCTGAGAGTTGGAATGTTCAGGATGTCCTCACCTTGACGACCAGCACCGGCGGTATCTGCATAAGCCCAGAATTGCTTTAGATAATCGGCTATCACCTTTTGGGTTCTGTAACCTCTTGTCTTTCGATGGTTAGCCATTAACTGAGTGGCATCTCTTGCACGTCCACGTTGCATTGATTGGTGCATCTGCATTTTCAATCTTTGCCACGTGAGCCAATATGATCTCCTCATTGCATAATTGGCACCTGAGTGTCATATGCATAAGGTTCATCCATTGCCCGTTTATGTTTACTTCAACAAAGCCCATTAGTTCAACTCCTTTTGAATTATTTGGATAGTTTGGCAAGGATATAGTTGGGTGGCGTCGCATCCTTGGCACCATATGATTCCATCAGTCACTTTAGGTCTGTGTAAATAAATGATTGAATGTAATGCGAGCAACGCTTTATCTACTTCATTCCAATTAGCCGTACCATGCTCTTCATCTGCATCGTTATATTTATAGATTTGGTAGGTTTTTAATGCGAGTTCTTCATGTTTCATCAGACTCTCGCCTTCTGCTTCTCCCACTTGCCTGAACTGGCAAGGTTGTACCAACGGGTTGGGCAGTTTTGAGCCGGTGCTATGTTTCCACCCGGGCAAAAGAATCCGCCCCAAGCACGCCCGTTCTTTTCGCCCTCTTTCCACTTCATATCACCATGCTCGCACTCCTCATGGTTTTGAACTCCCAAGATATTCTCAACATTGGCAATAGCCTCAGCCGCGCTGATTGCCTCTGGTTGCTTTGGATCGCCGTAGATTGGCTCGTTAGTCCAAGGGTCGGCAGCTAGTGCCTCCTCTTTGGTCTTAAAACTTGGTACTTCCTTAGCCTTGGCAATGTCTTTAGCGCTTAGTCGTTCGACCTTGCTCATTTCCTCTCTAGAAGGTCTCTTACCTTTAGCTGCGTAACCTCCATTTGCAAGCGCCCGACCGATCGCGCTAGTCTCGCAATTTTCCAGCGCTGAAGTTGAATTAACACCGCGGTCAGTAACCTTCTCCTCAGCGTATCCGGTTGAAAACGCCACGCTATCTGCGAAAGTTCTATATAAGTATGCTTTAACAATGAATCGATCATTCTGAAAACTCTCCAATTCTGTGCTTATACGGAAGTCTGGAAAGTCCTTTATGAACTTTTCTAGACGGGTTTCGACTGTCTCGTAATCTGCCAAATTAAACACTTGGTAACTCCTCTTGTTTCATTAGATACTCGGTTTGTTCCGGTAATGACCAAACAGTACCGTCTGCCCATGTCTGCACCTCGATGGCGCAGCTATTGCAATAATGACGGCGTGTGCCTTGGCTTCGTGGATGGTTGCTTACAACTGTGTAACTTGCTGGCTTTTGCCCAAGCGTTGAATTAGTGCCAAATCTGACTTTGCAGTAATCGCACCAAACGCCTGGGGCTGCCTTAATAACTGTCAAGGTCACTCCAATCAATTGATGCAATCTGTCCAGCGAGCGCAATGTATGCTGCGCCGTCCTTGTAACTGTCTGCGTGCTGGCTTGTCTCTTGTAAGCGTGAGATTTTGACAAGAGCCATACAGATTGCGACTTCGTGAGGCTCGATGTTACGTTCAAGGTAGGCTGACCAGAGTTTGGCAATTCGAAGGTGATTGAGAGCTGCCAAGCCGTAATCTTTGCCTCGGTCTTGGATGAGGTCTTTTGCTTCGTCAAGGATGTCATTAGCGCGCATTAACACTCACGCGCTGACTGATCTTGCCAACTGCCAAGCCTTCGCGCTTGCCTTCCTGAAAGCCTTTGCCCCAACCGACAATAAACCATAAAACGTTTGCTATTAGTAATAAAACAATTACTGGTACTTGTAAATCCATTTTGTTACTCCCGATTCCGTAGCCTGGGTTGGCTACTGGATTACGGTCTCATACTTGGCAGACAATTACACGTTTATTTTGATAACGAAACGGTAACGATTTAGCCCCAGCGTTTGCCTTGGTAAATAAATGAGCCGTCTTTAGGATCGATTGGAATCAGTTCAGGCGTGAATCGCTTGCCGTGTAACGTGCCAACAACAAAGCCCATTTGCCAATTGGCATAACCCTTTGTATAGCCCATTCCAGGGCTTGAAAGATCGACGAGGTTTCCTACCTCAACACCCCACACAATGCGCCCATAACGCCCTCCAGAGGCTTCAGAATGGGCGCTAAGCCCTAGTCTATGGGTATGCCCTGACACGATTGATTTACCCATACGCATAGCGCCATTTAGGGCAGTTTGACCAGGCTTGTTTGATAGTGGAAAAGCGTCTCCGTGGCAAGTGTGCCAACCAGGAGCAAAATCAAATCCGTTTGGATGGTAGCGGATGCCCGCCTTGTCATAGCCCATGAACTTGTCATAACGCAGCTCTGGCAGGTTCATAAATGCCGGTAATCTGCGAGACAAAGACTTGTAAACACGCGCTCCATGATTGGAGCCAACAACATCAGTAACGCCAAGATATTCGAGAATCTCTAAAGTAAGTCTGCGATCCTCGTCGATGTTACCTTCAACTTCTTGCCATGGTTGGGCAAAGCCCCCAAGCTGCGGGAGATCGATTTCGTCTCCGATGCAAATGGTTTGGTGAGGCTTGTAAGCCCGTAAAAACTTGCCTAGATTTTTGACTGCTGCTTCATGAAAGAACGGTGCCTGAATATCTGAGATCCAAGCAATTCGTTTTACTGTCATTCGTCCTCGTCGTCGTCCTCGTAATCCCCAAACTTCTCGGGATCGATTGGGTCTGGCAAGATCCATCCAGGATAGGATTGAACGTCAGTTATCATGAACAACGCCAAACCCTCGTTAAAACCAGCCTTACGTAAGGATTTGTAATACTCATGCAAGCCAATGCAGTAAGCATCGAGTTTTGAGTAGCCTTGATCCTCTAGCGCTTTAGTTGATTTTCTTGCCATGTGGATAAGTGTCCCTTACTTTTTCAATAACTCCAAGATGTCCTCTTGGCGTGTCTCTATTCTTGCCAATCTGTCAGCGAGAGATGTTCCACCATTCGGCGTAAGAGTCCACAACCAACCGCGAACCAGATAACGCAAACCGCCAATAAATATAGCAAGCGTCGAGGCAATGGCGAGGATGAACCCAGCCCAATCATTTGCACTCACTTTTTCTTCGGAGTGGCGTAACCAAACACGCCAGATAGTACTGAGAACAAGATTGCACGATAGTCGAGCGAGAAGTTAGTTCCCGCCCAAGCAGCTAGAAAAGCACCAGCGGTTAGGGCGTAAGGATTCTTTAGGTTCATATTTTGCCTCCTAGCATTGGGATTTGGTAAAACTCTGTAGCATTGTCTGCGCCTTTTTGAAACGAGACATGAAGATGTTTGATATGCGGGTTAATGCCTTTGTATGTGCGCCATTTCCAACCGCGCTTTGCTGATGCAATTTTGCCGTTGAATATGATGTAACTAATTCGCTTAGGATGAGACTTGCCATAGAGTCGAATCTGATCCGCAAGATCGGGCATGAGATCAGGCTTTGACTTGCCGGATAAATCACGATCGATGTCGATGGCACGAACCCAACCCTGCTCATCAGGATTATGATCTGACTTGCGCGCAGAATGTCGTGTGTCGCCGATCCAGCCATCGCTAGTTCGATCTCGATCCGGGAAGGCATCATCAATCTGCTCCCTCAACTGAACGGCTGATTTACTTAAACGAGGTTTCATTAAATGCCCAAAGCAACCTTTAAATCATCAAGTGAAAGACCAACACTTGCCAACTTTTCAGAAATTGTAGGTTCTGGGGTTGATCCATCATGCGCTTCTAAAGCTGCTTCCGCTTGTGCCTTGGTGCAATCGCCTGAAACGATAAGAACACCATCACGGATAAATAACTCATAGCCAGTTTCATCTTTAAAAATGATAGAAGATAAAGGCTTGTTTGGAATGTCGAATGTGTGTTCCATAATTATGCTCCTAAATAACTGGCTGAGAAACGAGCGTAAGTGCCTGCTGTGCCTGCGTAATCTGTTTGAACCGCCATTTCTATGTAATCTCCGACTGCAAGATTAAGAACGACGGATGCGTTTAGACCAAAAGAATTACTGCCTTGATTCATAACGCGAACCATTTCAGTTCCTTCAAGACCTAGATTTACGCTTGCTCCGTTTTTGTACAATCTAGTGATTACATAACCAACACCTACGCCAACTCGCCAAACTTGATTGATCAAATACTTTCCTGCATAACCTGAAGGAATTGTGATTCTTGATGTGTTTGTTGAATTATCATGAAAAGTGTTTGTATCAAAATCTTCGGAAGTAAAGTTAAGAATGGAAATAACTCCGCTTGTGTAAGTAACATTTCCACCAGCGTTATAAACTGCACAACCAACAAAAGACGGGCTGGATGGTGAAGCCCACTTTAACCCTGTTGCCGCAGTAGAAT